AGAGAGGCGCAGCCAATTCCGAGACAAGCTCATCATCATTAGGAAGTCGGCAATCACGCTGCGCCAGCCAATCTTTTATCGCAAACCATAACTCAGCACGCAAGTTCAAATAGTTCTTTTTGGTACTCGGAGCTTCTGCCACATTCACCCCGCGCACTGGTAAATTTTGCTCACGCAGTCGATCAACCACGCCCGCGCCAAGTCCAATCACATCGACCAATATTTCTTGGGGTTGCTCCATGACAGTCGAATCATCGTAGCGATTTTTAACCACACCACAAAGTTGCATCAAGTCCATGGAGGCAAATGATTTAATTTCTAAGACAGTATTTCCCTGGCGCACGCACAGCGCACTGTTATCGCCACCGAAGCGTGCAACATCTAAACCCCAAACAATGGGTTCATTTGCGGTGAGCGTGACATCGCGCTCTACCGCACTGCGCACTAAGTCAAGCGGTATGACAGTATCATCGTCTGCGCTAGGAAATTCGCCCATGACCTCCACACGCGCGACAGTAGAATCTTCGCCATACTGCTCGATCATCGATTGGAAGAGTTTTTGGTCAGTGCCTTCGACAGTGCGCGAGTCGATTTGCACATTCTGCCAAAAGCGCTTTTTGCTATTAAAGGAATCGTAAAATGGGCCTGTGTTTCGGCGCGGGTTGGAGAAAGTAAACCAGTAACGATTGGATGTTGGTTCAGAGAAGAAACCCTCGGACACGCTGTAAATGGGTGAAGGTATACCTGAAGCCTCATCCATGATTAAGCAGACTCCGTAGGAGCTGTGAATACCCGCAAAGGCATCTGGATTTTCTTCTGACCATAGTTGCGCCTGCGCGTAGTAATAACCAGTATCAATCTTGAGGTCGCGCTCTAGCGCTTCTTGAAACCAAGGTGCTGGTTTAACTGTGGTTGCAGTTTTTTGAAACCAATGAGAGTTGATTGCAAGAGTCATCCATTTACCAAGTTCAGCCCAAGTTCTACTTCTAAGCTGTTGTTCGGTGTTAGCGGTTACTATGATGGTAGCCCCTAGTCTTGTGGATAACATCCAAAGAATAATCCATGAAACCAAAGCAGATTTACCAATACCACGACCTGAAGCTACAGCCATTCTAAACATCTCTGGTAAATCCCTAGTGCCATTTCTAGCAATATGGATTGTCATTTCTCGCAAAATTTTTTCCTGCCACTTGCGCGGGCCTTTAAAGTCTTCGAGGGGGGTGTCTTTCATTCCCCAAGGGAAAGCAAACTTAACAAAGTTTAATGGATCGTCTTTTATATTGACCGACCATATCTCTGTCATCAATCTCTTTTCGTCTTCGGCTTTATATTTCATAAAAAAAATTTAAAAAAAAATTAAAAAAAATTATCGCAACAGTTCCATGTACACTGCCCCGCGCCCTGAACGAGCCTGGGGGGTCTACAGCGATAGTAAGTACTAACTTTCATTATAGTAAGTGTTCACTTTCACCCTAGCGCGCGCCCCGCGCGGGATTAAGTGAGCGCGCTATCAGAAGCGCTGAGAGTGGCGCTATGAGCTTCGCGCGCTCTGCGCGTGGGTAGGTACAAGGGAGAAGATAAATACCCCGTGCGCAAGCTCTCATGACTTCGTGGCCTTGTTTAGTTGTTTGATGTCGAGCGCGGGCGCGTCGTGCGCTAGCGCGTCGGGCTTGTGATCTATTATGCGCGAATTCGCCGAGCTAATTATTTCGCTAAGGTTTAGCGTGTGCGAGACTTCTTGTTTTTCTGCCCAGCGTTCGCGATCGGCGGATTTGAGATAGAACTGGATAGCTTGAAATTCGCCATCTTCTATTTTTTCCATGAGCTTTGATGTTGCTCTTTGCAATCCTTTAGCTTTTCCCCTCTCCAATGCTTCCGATAATTCCGAGTTCTTCTTTTTTCTATGCTTGTCGAATGTGTCCCATCCAATATCCAACGCCTTGCAAATGCTCATAATTCCAAGGTTGAGCGATGCCAAATGTTCGACATAGGCATAGTCAATAACAATTGGCTTCCTTCCTCTCTTTTTAGGTGTTTTTGTTGTCATTTTTCCGAATAAATACCATTTATTACGAATTAATTTAGATTAAATTAAATTCCCTTATGCCTTTAGTTTAAAGGATTTAAGGGCATACTCATAATATCAATGAAATAAATATGTGAAAAAATGTGTACAAGTAAGTTTTTATATGCATAATAGATATTAATTAACTACTTATGGAGAGTAAAAAAATGAATTTAAGATTAATTTATTGGGATGATACTGGAATGGTTTTTGATGTCATGGAGGACAGATTCTATAGAATGATTAGAGGTTATATTTTAGCTAATCTTTTTAATCGCTCTTATTATTTCAGAAAGCTTGATGATGTTTTCATAAATGAAGATAACAAGCTTGCTTGTTTTTCCCATGCAACCATTGAAACAGTAAATTCAACCAAAACATTTAACAAAGTGATCTAACAACCCCCCACGATTTAGCGCCCCGTCTTTTCGGGGCTTTCGTGGTATAAATAACTTACTTTTAGGAGAGTAAAAATGGATTATAAACAACAACTAAAAACAGACTTCTATAATTTCGATGAGATATTAGAAGACCCCAACCATATAGTAAGAAGATTATTTTCTTGTTATATAAACGGCGATTATGGTTATGACATCTATGAGCGCAATGTTCAAAGATGGCAACAAGCAACCACACCAAAGAAAAAACGATCTTTTGTTATTTCTGCATTTATAGATGCACAAGCACAAGACTATCAATGCACCGCTCAACAAGTGCAAAGATGGTTGATGCAAAACATTGGCATTGAGAAACTGGAGCAACTGAATCAAGAATTAATTAATGATGTTGCTGACACACTTGAGGAGGTGGCGTAAATGAAAGACTTTGCACATAAACTACACAAGCCAAGAAAACCGCAACACTGGACAACCCAGGCGCGGACAATTACCGAAAATATAATAATTGTATTTTTCTTTGCATCCTTATTAACTCTTATATCTTGGGTGATCTAATGGAAGATAAATTTACATTATTTAATTATATGTGCGACATATTAGAGAACTTTTACGATAAAAACGGCTTAGAGCATTTATGCGCGTTAGATTCTCAATATGTTGGAAACTATAACGACATTTACCAATTAGCTTGGCTTATTAGATTTTGCGAAGTTTGGGAAAAAGTAGAACAAAGAGAGGTTAATAAATGAGCATTAAAAGATATAACTTTAACAAGCCAAAGATTAACCGCCAAGAATTAGAGCTTCTTAACTGGTTCTTAGCGCACACTGACGATAACCCGCTAATCAATCCAAAGGCCTTGGAACTATTCAAGGCTAACGGCTACAGCGCAAAAAATTACCAAGACTTAGTTAATAAAGTCAAAACCATTTTAAAAACTTATAAAACCAAGGGGGAACTATGAAAATAAATAATCTAACGCCTAAACAATTCGCTAGGCGCGAAATAATTAAATACTTGCGCGATCTATTCGACAACCCACAAAAGTATATACAAGGCTTTGACGATCTAACATACAGACAGCAAGAGGAAATCTTGCGCTTTGTATCGTTAGACGAACATAGAATCGATAAACTTTTAAATTTACCAATGGGGGAAACATGAAACCATTAAATAAAAAACAAAGAAAAGAACTAGCAAAGAAAATGGGATGGCATGATTTTCATATAGATCAGCGCTCACCACATAGCGCATTTATAACTATGGGAAATATAACCGTTTATCTTGATAACTCAACGGAAGAGCAAATAGTGCACATATTCCAAGATCAGCCATTAGGATTTGAGCCAAAGACTTTGCATAAGTCTTGGAATGATAAAACAAAACTAAAAAGAGAGGTAGAAAATGAATATTAATGAAAAAGAAAAACTTAACGAAGCTATAAACGAGTTAAGCGAAGCGATGGATGAATATGAGTCTTTAAACGATCAATGGATTAGAGATTGTTTAGACAATAAAGAATATTATTTACTTGTGGGCGCATTAATGCCTTTAGCATCTATGCAAAGAGTTAACGAAAAATTACAACAATTATGGGTGAAATCATAATGACACAGCATAAAGAAATGATAGAGGAAGCAAAACGCTTGCTAAATAGCAAAAGAGAAAACATACCAAGCATGAGTAAAGACTTCAGCAAGGACTATTGGCTCTTAACCTATCCATGCGGGAAGATTATTAAAACTTACGAGGATAAGCGCAAAAAGGATGTAATTATCCAGGAATCATATAACGGGGGTGAATTATGAGCAGAGTATATGTAGTGATAGATGAATTTCATGGGATTATTGATGATATAAATGTTTATAGGAATAAACCCAAAAACCTAAAAACAATCAGCGAAGATGAAAAGCAAAGATGTTTTACATTAGAAATAAAGGAGAGCAACAATGAATAAATTAATAAAACTTATTAAACAATTTATGGGTAAATGTCCGAACTGCAATGGCGTGGGAACTTTACCAGATGGAACAACTTGCGGAGATTGTTGGGGGTCTGGTAATGATTGAGATAATCGGCTTCATCTTTGGTATTGGTTTTTTAATTTGGTTAGTCATAGTTTTAACGCTATGGCTAATCGTTAATCATTGGGGGAATAGATAATGTCGTACGATATAGCGCAATATAAATACACCAATCATAT